GGCAAGGTTAATTCAGCATTAGCCTCTATTAAGACCAAACCTATAAACATACAAATCAATACAAGTGCAGCTGAAGCTGGTTTAGAACGCGTCTTAACTAAACTCAATAATATAAAATCACAGGCAAAGACTGCACTAAATGGGGTAATGGGCAAACCTGCATATTCAGCTTCCAGCATAGAAAAGTTGAATAAAGCCATTAATACAATTAATGGTAGGGAAATAAAACCCAAAGCTAATGTAGACAAAGCTATAAACAGTCTTGATCGACTAATACAAAAAATTGAACAGATTAAGTCAAATAGTAAAATAACTATCACGGCAAGTGCAGCTGGAGCATCCAAAGCTGTTGCTGGTGGCATAACTAAGAGTAATACTCCTGCTTCAAGAGTACAGCAGATTGGAGCAGGACGTAGTACCTATTTATACCCTTCTACTCGGCAAGTATTAGGACCGACATACGCAAATACCGGAACAAATGTTGCAGGCGAAATGATTAAGGGTATGGGAATTGCCTATGGGCTTAGCTCTTTAATGTCTGGGGTAACTTCTGTATTTAGAGATGCTTCTACCTATGATAATATAGCTAAAACGACAAAAAATATCCTCCAGACTCATGATAAAAAAGTGGGATTTGAGGGGCGTTTTAATGAAATGAACCAACTCATGCGGCAAGTCGGTGTTGAGACTAAATATACAGCCCCACAAGTTGCATCAGCTGGAAAATTCTTAGCTATGGCAGGGTATGATGTAGACCAAATAAAACATGCCATCCGGCCTATATCAGATATTGCACTTGTAGGTGATACAGACTTGGGAGAAACAGCAGATGTTGTAACAAACATCATGACCGCTTATGAAATCCCAGCAAAACAAATGGATAACACAGCTGACATTCTTACAATGACGTTCACAAAAACAAATACAACATTGTTAGAATTAGCTGAGTCATTTAAGTATGCAGGTACAGTAGCTCATCAATCCGGGTTAGATTTTGAAACAGCTTCAGCGGCTTTGGGCGTATTAGGTAATGCCGGTTTAAAAGGCTCCCATGCAGGTACAACATTACGCATGATGTTGCTAAACATGATGAACCCTACAAAGAAAGGGCAAGAAGCGTGGAATATGCTAGGTATTAGTCCCAAAGATAAAAATGGCAATCTCCGGAATCTTACTGATATTTTGAGTGATTTGCACAAAAAACAACAAAGCATGAGTTCCGGTGACTTCACAACATTAATTAATAAGATGTTCCGAGTTACCGCGGCTCCGGGTGCATTAGCTTTGATAAATAATGTAGAAGATGTGCAAAAAACCGCAGAACTTAATCGGCATTCAATGAACCTGGCATCCGACCTAGCTGATGAAAAGAAAAACACTATACAAGGTCTTTGGTATCAGATGACTTCTGCATTTACAGAAACGGGAATGCAAGGGTTTGAACAAATGCAAGGAGTAATCCGAGACTTCCTGCAACGCATGATTGAGTTAATGAAATCCACAGAATTTGCAACTGCATTGAGAAATGCAATGGACATGTTCTTGAAAATTGTGAATGTTGTTGTTGATGTGTTTAAAGGCATTATGACTGTCTGGAACTGGATACCAAATTGGGGGAAGACCGTTCTTCAATATTTTATAAGAATCCAAATGTCGTTAGGAATTGCAGCAGGCGTAGTTCAAAGTATATGGAGTACGACATTAATGATTCGTGGATTGTTTATGGGAGATTGGTTGTCTAAATTCTTTTTAAAACCGCTATTTACCGCACTTACTTATATGGTACGTATATATAATATAGAAAAAAGCCGCCATAATTTAAGTAAGGGACAGGCTATTTTCAATGCGTTAGGTGGAGGTTTACTACATGGTGGAAGTAAAATTAAACAATGGTTTGTTGGAGGAAACACAGTCGGTAATGTTGTAGCAAATAGTAGTAATAAGACTATAAATACCCTCACAGAAATAGGCAATACAACATTATGGGGATCAATAAAAGGGATTGCACGTTTTTTCTTAACTAATCCAATTGGTTGGGGAATAATGGCAGCAGGAGCTATCACTTATATAGGTTATAAAATTTATGACGCATATAAAATAACAGAAGCTGCTCGTCAAGCCAATGAAGCATGGGCACAAAGCTATCGTAATTTGAATATTGACAAGTTAAATCTGTCCGACCCAGATGCCTTAATGATTGGGAATATGCGTATTTTCAATAATGAATTATTAACCCAAAACGAGCGTATTGCCCAGTCTGCCGAATTATGGCATCGTTACTGGATGGAAAAGAATGGTCCAAAACAAAGTGTAGACGACCAGACCAAATTCTTTGACACAGCCGCAGGTCGAGATCCGGAATTACTACAACGATTAGAAGCCGCAGACCAATGGACAGGTGTAGATAAAGCCTTCCAGTCATTGTCCAGTGCACTGGGAATGAAACAGACTGTCAAAAAAGGTTTGAACGGAGAAAATTATTACGCGTATGAGTTACATGGCCGTACTTTAAGTGGAACCAATACTAATATTTTTGCAAGAAACGGAGATATAAGTGAACAAGTAGCCGTCCAAATGATGTTGGCTCAATTAGCAGACCATAACTCTAAAGAGAATATGGCTTTGAGCAAATATCTTTTGCATAATGCTGTGTCTGCTAATAGTCCAGAAGATTTATCAAGAATATTAGATAATGCAGCAGAGCGTTTTATACCTAAGATGAATAGTTGGGATTCTCAATGGGACTGGATTGATACAGAAACATTCCATGACGAGATGACAGAAGGTGATGTACATCGTTCACAAGCATATATCCGGCACCTTATGCAAATTATGCAAAATACAATAAACACATGGAATGATTTTGCTTCTGTGCTAAAAGATGCCGATGCAGGGAAGACTATTGATCCAATGAAGATCCAAACTGTATTACAAAATCGTTTCGGACTTTTGTTTGATACTAAAGCTGGCCTATTTGGAACCGAAGGATGGTTGAAGTATGTACAGGATATTTACAATAACCCTTCTAAATTTGGATTACCTGAAAAGTCTAATGTTAAAGAAATTTCTGGTCATATCACAAAAACATTTGATGATATTTTAGCCTTTTACAATGAACTTGATATTAAATACAAACCACTTTTTGCCCCATTTATAAATAGATCTTCTTTCCAAAATATACTTAAAAATGGGTACGAACTTCCTACAGGTGGTTTTTATGGTCCACAGAAAGAAGGTGATAAAGCAATTTTTGATGGGGCACAATATATAGCTAAAACGATAGCTCCATACGCTACTCCACAGTGGGTAGATAAAAGTGGGAAAATTTACACCCCTAAAAATGCTAAGGATACATTTAAGTGGGACCCTACGACCGGTAACAAAGAGCAAGATTTAGCTTCCAGCCTTCATAATGGAGCCGACCAGTCTCAATATAGGAGTCATAATAATTATAATGCAGCTCCTAAACAACTGATAGTACGAATTGAAAATCTAATGCGCGTGGATCATCAAACAATTGATATGACAGATGATAGACAAGTTGCGGCAATAACAAACGTAAAACAAGAATTAGCAACCGCCTTGTTAGATGTAGTTCAAGATTTTAATGCAAATATGATGTAATATGAGTTTTATAAGCTCTACATTTTCTAATTTAACGATAAATATTGGTAAGGGGCTGGCAAACACCGGTGTGAATGCCGCCTTTTATGCAGTTAACTATAGAAAAAGAAATGGACAATTGAAATTTATATCCAATCGAGGATACAGTAACGTATTTGTTTATGCAGCCAAAAGAACAATGATGCAGATGACTTTTGCCACCATCAACGATCTTTACCCCAAATATATACGCCAGTTGGACAGAAAGAATGCTACCGCAGCCTATCAGAAGAATCAAGGTCAAGAGCTTCAGAAAATCATAACGAACGGTCAGAAAGCAGATGAGGATACCTTTAATAAACAAGGAGTTGTATTAAAGTATCAAGGCAAACCTGCCAATGAAGGTTTACTTCTCTGGATAAAAAATGAAAGCGGACAAGTTCAAACAGTTCAATTCAATACTTATTGGGACAAAATTAAAGGATTGAGTAATGAAGCTGCTGCCAGTTCATTACTTAACACTGCTACGGAAGTAAAAGTGCCCGGTGAACCTGTTTTCTTAGACTTAGGTGCTATAGTACAAGTACAAAGTTCTAACAACCTTGTATTAACTAAAGTACAAGGAAGAGATTATTCACGCAAAGAATTGATTTCTGGAGGCGATATAAATTTTACTGTAACGGGAAAGATTGTTAGCAATTATCCGGATGTATATCCGTATGCAGAAGTTTCCAAGTTTATAACATTGATGCAACATAAAGGAGTTATTCAGGTATTTAACCTCATGTTTCAGCAATTTAATGTGACACAAATTCTAATAAAGGATTTCAATATGGGGCAAAATGAAGGTTTTAAGAACGTTCAGCCATACAGCTTCACATGTGTTGCCGTTGAACCGGATGATGCAGTTAACGTAGTGCAAGATACCATAAATGGAACAAACCTTGAAATCTCTCAAATGAAGAAACAGGGTTGGGCTAAAGTTCTTCTTGACAAAGTTAAAGCATCTGCTGCTAATCAAGCTGCTCAAATGATTGAATCATTAACCTCTAACACCATTTAAGTATGAAACTTCCAGAAGCAATAATTATAGATGGCAAAGAATGCCTTGATATATTGTGCTGTAAAATCCTAATAT